TCTAAGAGACAACGCATGGTGAGAACCGTTGGCGATTGTCTTTATTGTAAGAAAGAAATTACTAATGATATGTCGTTTATAATTTATGCAACCCACAAACCAGCACATCATTCTTGTTACAAAATAGAAACGGAGAAGGAACAAAATGCCAAAAGTCGGTAAAAAACATTTTTCATATTCAAAAGCAGGAAAGAAAGCTGCTAAAAGGTATGCTAAAAAAACAGGAAAAAAAGTTACTCATAAAAAAAAGTACGCCTAATCCTGTTGCAAAAAGTCTGAGAACACCCCAATACAAATCTCAAGTCATACCCTCCAAAAAGATTTATAATCGTAAAAAGATTAATAAAATTGCGGATTCGGTGTAATCATTTGATATGGTTGGGTATGGTTGGTGGGTTTATATTAGGGGTTGTAATTTAAAATGATTCCAATATATTGAAGATCTATCATTTTACACTTCTCAGGCTAGTCAGTTGACCTATTCTTGGTTCTGACTAGCCCTGCTTATTCTTGTTACTTACTTACCAGTTTTTGTGCTGCTACTACTTGCAGATTCAAATGGTCGGTAATTTCACCATAAGAATTAGGGTTGGGATAATGCTTTTCATTCCTGTGCTGATTGTTCACATGAATTTCTGGTTCATTATCCTTATATGTTAGCTGACTTGTAAAAGTTTCATAATCATAACCTTCGTAGAAATAAGTAACTGGTACTTTTAAGTATCTAGCAACTTGACCTAAAACAAAACCACTCATTCCATTAACTCCCTTTTCATACTTTTGAACTTGTTGAAAAGTTTTGTTTGTGGAATTTGCAACGTCTGTTTGTGTTTTTTTAAGTTGTACCCTTTTGTTTCTTAATTTCTTACCGACATGACTATCAAATGAAAATTTTTCCTTTTGATCGGTTGGCATAAAGACAATACTCCTTTCTGGTTGTTTACAACCATGTATATTTTATCCACACAACTTATAAATAAACTATGTCGTAATTGTGTCTTGCTTTGCTTTTTCTAATTGAAGGTCTTCCTGCTTTTTTAAAATAGCATCCTGCTTTTTATAAACCCAGCTTTTAGCTTTATACATCAGCCTAGTTTGTTCCTGTACTTGACCCTCTAACTCCCTTATCTTCTTTGGATCGTAGTCCATCTGCTTTATCCTCCTTTAACAGTTTCACTGTGGAAAAGAGTATTCTTTGACCAGTAATTTCTTTGACCTTTGCTTTATCGGAGGGTTGAATTTGATTAGCGGCTAATTCAGGGCTATCAAAATCTTGCTCCATTGCTACCGTCATCTCTATGTTCCACACCTTTTTACACTTCTGCATAATTACAACTTATAGTAATTATTGACTTTCAACTTACCTTCTTTAGCCAAATTATTCAAGCTATACTTTCGCATGAAATAGTTGTGAGATTCAACTAGCCCTAGTTGTTCAGCTTGTTTTAAAAGTACCCCTATCCTTTGTTTAGAAACACCCAAAGATTTTCCTATCTCATTCAACTTGGGGTAGGCTTCATATTCTTTATGGTATTTAGACATAAAGGTAAGGATCTTTTTAATTTGAGGACTATAAAAAACTTTACTATTATTTTTCATTTTTATTCTCCTGATCTTGAACTTTCATCATTTCTTTTAATAAGGAATTGTAGCCATCAATATCGGAATGGGTGTCATTTTTATAAAGATTCTTTTTTGTACCATCATTAATGGTTCTAGTTAATTTAAGCACAATCATAAGTTGTGGAATTAAAGTAACTGGAACAGTAAGTTCTCTTTTATTAATAATTTCTAAGACTCCCTGAATAAATTTGGCTACCACATAACAGTTATTAGGAAAATGTCCGTAGTCATCTTCTTTCTTTTCCAATAGCTCTCTAATCATTCTTTCTTTAGAACTTTTGTTAATGTATTTTATATTATCGTTTGTCATTTACTTTTTTCATTAACCTCCCTATTTCTTTATCTTTAGCCAATACTTCAGCTTGAAGACCCTCCTCCATTAAAGACATATCTTTTTTAAGTTTAAAATTTTCTTCTTCTAATTCAGTAATTCTATTACCTAAGTGTTGAACTTTTTTCATTAGAACTTCATATCTATTTTTTAGATCAATCATTTTACCCATTCTCCATTTCCATCCTTGCAATAGTGCAGCATGACTTGTTTTCCTTTATAAAAAATTCCTGTTCCTTGTTCATCGGTTTTAACTAGCTCCATTAGTTTATCGCCACAGTTTTGTCCTTTTTGCAAAGAGACTGGTAGCTGGTGGATTGCTCCTGTAGTAAAATAAATAAACATAATTACAACTTTCATTTTAAAAAGGTGGTGGTTTAACACCACCCCATTAATGAAGTTAAGCCTGTTTAGGCTTACGTTCTACTAAATGATGAATAACTTTTCCATCATCTTTAGTATTTACATACTCAGTTAAATTAACAGTATCTCCAGCTTTCATATCTTTACTTAGTTTATATGAACCCCAAAATTTTTCTGGGTTTTCTTGATCTCTATTCAAGTAGCCTTCTCCTGCTTTTAATTCAAAAGCCATTAGTTCCTCCTTTGTTTAGTTATATGTGTTCTAATAATAAGATTCATTTTGTTGAGTGTTTTAAATTCATCAGTCTTGGCAAACGAATCCCACAAACCAGCCTTATGAATTAGCGTCTTGAGTTTCTCTACCTTAAAGCTCAAGGTCTTAAATTCCTTTTTATCAATTCCATTTTGGATCACTTCCAAACTGGTACGAATAAAAAGGTTATCTATACTTTCATGTTTCCCATTTGTTTTAGGTTGTGCTTTAGGTACAGAATTATTTGGGTTATTTATTTTCTTTGAGATATTTTCTTCATCAGGCATTTCAGAAATGGCATAGACATGACCATGCAATCCCACCAATTTTAAAACGCATCTATCAAATGCCCTTTTCTCTGCCATCGCTACAGGGTAAGCATTTTTAGAATTTCTTGGACTACATTCTCCATAAGAAAACTGATCCACTTTTCCTAACCTTGCATGACATTTAACAATGGCGGTACTTTCATCAGCCTTAATAGTTTCATACTTAATAACTTGAACTCCAGCACTAGCTCCAATTTCTTCAATGTATCGGTGGTACATAATTTGTGTACCATGACAATCCCATAAGGCTTTCGCTGGATTGATTTTAAATTGTTCTAATATCTTTTTTATTTTTTCATCTATCATATTGTCCCTTCTTTTTTTGCCAAATCTTTAATAAATTCTTCCATTTCTTTTTTCTTTTCTTCTTTATAAACAGTTCTGGCAATCTCTTTTATCTTTTCCATAATTTGTTCATTAGCAATCCTTTTTAAATCTTCGCTGCTAATCCCATCTTGAGCTTTATAAACCATCGTAGAACCTTTCCATTTTTTGCATATCTTCTTCCTGAATATGAGAAAGAAAAATATTATCCTTGCTTCTTTTAATTTCAGACCAGTCCACTCCAACCATACAAGCTAACTTTTTTATACTACCGTCTGCCATCCTCAACATTTCTTGTCGCTGAATATTGATCTGAATAAATTTATTAAAATAATATTTCAATCCTTCCTGCGTTAAATCTTCACAGTTATGTTGATTGAAAAGCATCACCCCATCTTCATCACAATAAAGAATGGCTGGTTGATATTCTTTTCCCAAGTGATGAGCATAAACAGCCACAGCAATTAAATGGGTAAATTGAGGGGATTTTAATTTGCTTGGCTTTGAACTATTCCAAACTTTTTTACCTTTATTTTTTTTAGCAGTGCTAAGATAAACTCTTGGAAATCTATTCTTATGTTCGGTAAATATTTTAAGAGGTTGATTACGACAATCAATCGCACCTTCGGTGGCAAGATTTAAAGTTTGACCCATGTACTTATCGTTGTACCAATTAGAAAAAGAAACTTCAGCTTCCCAATCTTTCATGTATTTTCCTGAAATTTCCATTAGCATTTGCAGATGGTCAGCCACCATTTTTTTAATGATTTTTAAAATGAATTGTCCTTTAACCTTTTCCTTTTCAATAAAGGTAAAGCTGTCCAACATGAGCTTATATTGTTTTTCAACATCACTAATTTTCATTTTACCTGTTAAAATATTTTGAAAGTATTGATGAACTGCTGTGCCAGATTTGAATGAGATAGAGGGAGATTCAGGTTTAAAATTTAGATGGAGAGATAAAGGATATTTAATGAACCACATCCAATTACTCAATGCCGTTTGAGAGGGAGAGGTATTAACCTTTTTAAAATCTCCTTGCATAAAGGCAAGGTCAGTAAATCTATCAAGTTCACTCATTGACAACATATTTACTATCAATAATTAGTAAAGTCAAACATTGATTAATATATTTTTATGGGGTAAAAACCTTAAATGCTCCCAGATGCCATTTACTACAAAAGAGAGAAAATCAAGATAAGGTGGATGGGCAGAAAGGAATCACAAGACCTAGATTGCGTAGGTATGTTCGTACCAGACGATAATGAAATTTTAATCTATAAAAATCAATCCATGAAAAATGTCCTCATAACCTTTCTACATGAGCTTTACCACCTGTTATGCTCAAAAGACAATATTAATGTAGGC